AGGGAGCCGAATAGGTTCAAATATACCTTTTCATAACTACTTAGGCTTCGCATTAATACAGGAGAAGATATGCATCGTAGCAATCTACCAAGACCTTTTCACAAAGGCGCAAGAACTGGCGACCGCAAGGTTATTTCATCAACTATAGTCAATGGTAAGACTGTGCAACAGCAAGTTGTTTACTGTGCTAACGGCCAGTCAATTACCCGACACGAAAAGAAGTAGTTTTTTTTGTGTGTGCGTGCTCGTACAAACCAAGCCTCAGAGATGCAGGGTCAAAGCTGCGCTTTGACCGCAGACATCTCCTCGGCGCTTCCGGCCATCCTTTGGGCACCGCACTTCGTGCGTGCCGTCGGATGCCTTCAGCGGTTTGTACCTTCGCCCGCCCGTGGGCCGTGGACTTCGCAAAAAATACGCCGACACGAACGGCGTATCTTTTTGCTGGACTTGTGCGACAAGTTAGTAAATACAATTAAATTAAGTATTTCGCTCGGTGCAAATCTTAGATTTGCACCCTCGCGGAGAGTATTTATACATAGGAGTAAAATTATGTCATTTTTACAAAAATTATTACCTAGTAGGTTAGGTATATTTAATAAATTAGGAGCTATTATGGCTACAAGAATGTTTAGAGCTACTTTTGTAGATTCTTTTTCACATAACACTATTGTGGTGGAGTTCGAGGCTCCATTTCCAGTAGATGAGCAAGTTGATTATAAGAAACTTGCGACCCAAAGGTTGGGCGAAATGATACGAAAAGACTTAGTCAAAATTCGTGATATTGAGCCCATTGAAATATAACTATTTGATAAGAGGAGTACTATGTCAGATACAACAACTATGCAGACTGTTACAGCAACAGATCTCAAACAGGAGATACGCGATAACATGCGTATCGGATTAAACACTATGGTCTGGGGTGGCCCTGGTATTGGTAAATCTGAGATTCCACAGCAAGTCGCTGATGAACTCAACATACCTTTACTAGATTTTCGTGCCAATCTATTCGACCCTGTCGATGTTCGTGGTATACCACGAGTGGTTGATAACGAAACCTATGGTGCAATGACATCATGGGCTCCACCAGATATCTTTCCTACCGAAGAAACGCACGGCCCTCGTGGTTTGTTCATGATTGACGAACTACCAACGGCACCACCTGCTACACAGAATGCGTTTCTACAACTTCTACTGACTCGTCAGGTTGGTAATTACAAAATGCCTGACGGTTGGTCATGTCTTGCCGCTGGTAATCGTCTAACTGACGGTGCCTCGGTCTACCAAATGCCCTCACCTGTAAGAAACAGACTGATGCATTACGAACTCGAACCTAGCTTGGACGCTTGGTGCGAGTGGGCGCTAAAGAATGAAGTCAATACTACTTTGGTTTCTTTCATGCGTTACCGTCCTAACCTTTTGTACAGTTTCAAAGCTGATGAGTATGCTTTTCCTACTCCTCGAAGCTGGTCATTTGTCGACAAGCGTTTGCGACTAACAAAAAACATGGATGATTCAAGATTATTCTTTGGTATTGCTGGTGCTGTTGGCACAGGCCCTGCTGGAGAATTTCTTGCGTTTGCAAAAATTGCAGATAAGTTGCCAGATATTGACAACTTAATTGCTAATCCTAGTTCATACATGCCATCGGAAGACCCTGCGGTATTGTATGCACTTACAGGTGCAGTGGCTTCTAGAGCAAAAGAATCTACTCTAGAAAACATTATGAAACTTGGTAAGAAGATACCTACTGAGTTTCAGGTTGTTTTGGTCAAAAGCATTCTTGCAATTGACAAAACATTATTCAATCAACCTACAATACAAACCTGGATTTCAGATAATTCAGATGTTGTATTGTAACAACGGAGAAAATTATGGCTACAGTTCGTATGTCAAACAAACTCACTGCTGACCTCTGCAAAGAGTATGAGAAAAGCTATGAGAACACTAAACCAAAACCAGAGTATCCTGCCTCTCTTGGCGATGCTATCTACGACAACCATGTCAAGCCTATTATTGACAGAATCAAAGAAGCATCGAAGCTTGATGATGTAGAGTTCTTTGACCTTAACGATGATGATGACAATTCATTCTTTATGAACGACAGTGTATTGAATGTTTCGTTTGAAACAAAATGTTATGACTCAAAAGATCTTACAGATTCTGAAAAGGAACTGCCTTGGGAATTGCAAAACTGGGTTAAAGAGTATGAGTGCAATATTGATACACCAGAAATTCATACTGCAAACATGCCTCTCTCAGTAGAGCAACCATTTCTAAAAGGTAGTTCTTATCGAAGTCAAGTAGCGTTTAATCTTTACAAAGCACCTCAAGACGAAGCAGTTATAAAAGCTCTTGAGATATCTAAGGAAAGACACATGTACGACATTCTAAAACAAAATGAAGTCGCTAAGTTTGCTAAGATGTTGCTTCGTTTTCAAACGCTTAATCAAGCACTGAAAGCGTGGCCTGGTGGTGCTTTGGCAGCCATGGTCAAAAAAGTTGACCCAGATAAAATGGTTACTATTCACAAGAAAAATGTGCGTAAAGCAAAAGCACAGCAAGACAAAGGTTTTGTCGAGCAACATGCTGGCGACTTCAACGCTGTGATTCTTGGTTCAACATTACTAGGAGATAATGACTAATGGAAGATATTAAAACAGCTTTTACAAGAGCTCGTTCTTCGTTGTTGATAATGCAACCGTTCTTCGGTACGCTCTGCCTCCGATTGGGAGCAGAGTTTACCGAAGACATTGAAACAGCAGCTACAAACGGTGAAAAACTACTAATCAATCCAAAGTTTTTCCTCAAACAAACTGCTGAACAACGAGTTGGTTTGCTTGCTCACGAAGTTATGCATTGCGTTTACATGCATGTACTTCGTCTTAATGAGCGTGATCCATTTCTTTGGAATGTGGCTGGCGACTATGTAATCAATCTAGTCGTCACCGACGCTGGCATGATATTGCCTGAAGGTGGATTACTTGATGAAAAGTATCGTGACATGACTGCTGATGAAATTTATACCACTCTACAACAGAATGGTGGTGCAGAAGCGTTGTCTGGAGCTAATCTATCTGCTTTTGACGGTACTTGTGTTCAACCTAATCCATCTTTGACCGACAGTGGTGCACAAAGTAAACACGAAGCAGACATGCGTGTTGCAGTGCAACAAGCAGCTGAATCAGCTAAAGCACAAGGTAAGCTACCCGGTAGCTTATCTAAGCTTGTTGATGACATCGTGTCACCTAAAGTCAATTGGAAACAAAAGCTTGCACGATTCTTGAAAAGCAACAACAAATCAGATTACAGCTGGCAAAAACCTAATCGTAGGTTTGTTGCTGGTGGCTTGTATCTACCTAGTTTGTACTCACCATGTATCGAAGAAATTGGTGTCATCGTTGACACTTCTGGTTCTCGTACTGATGAAGAGCTCAATCAAGACTTGGGCGAGATATCGTCTATGTTGGTTGATGCCAATGTAGAAAATGTTCGCTTTATGCAAGCAGATACAGATGTGACCGATGAACAGACATTTACAAGAGAGTCAATGCCTCTCAAGGTCACAATGAAGGGTCGTGGTGGTACAGCCTTTGGGTCAGCTATTGCGACAATGGCAGAGAAATATCCAAGTGTCTCTTGCCTTATTTATCTTACAGACTTGGAGGCAAACGATTTTGGGAGCGAACCACACTTTCCAGTTGTTTGGATAACTAACTCAGCTACGGAGGCGCCTTACGGTGAAATTATCGAAGTCAATTAAACACATGCAAAAGTATGTAAAAAATGGAGTTCTAATACTTCTTGGCACACTTGCAGTTGCTATCGTATTACAACATATTCTAACTTTCATGCTACTAGCTTTACTACTAGCTAGCATGATGTATTTATCAATGAGGTTTAACTATGCCTAGTATATTATCAAGTATTACCACAGCTTTGTGGATACTTATCGAACTAATCCAATTTGGCTATATGGCCTATATTATGTGGAGGCAACGCAACAATGCTAACTATCGGAATATTCAGCGCGCTAGGTCTGCTTTTGCTAGCGCTTAAAGCTGGTGGTCGTAAGACTATTGGACATGACATCTTTGCTGATGTGCTAATTACTGCAACTCTTATGGTTGCATTCTATGGTACTTACAGCGGTATGACTGCTGCTATGGTTGGTGGTCTTACTGCTTCTCTTGTACTATATGTTATGCGTAAGACTATGGTACATGAGAAACTAAAGCTTGAGTCTGTAAACAAAAAAGCACTTGGTCTTAACTTTGCTGTGCCAAAGTTGAAATGGGAAACAAAACAACCAGATTGGCGTAAGCACAATCAATACTCAGACGATCAAGGTTTGTAATGGTTTTGCGAAGTAATAATCTTAGTCATAAACAAAAAGTAGAAGTGAGGAAAGTAATGAAATTGAAAGAAAAAGCAATAGAATGGGAAGAATGGCATGGTACATGGCTTGAATCAGCTATGAACAACTATTTTGATTACATCAGTGTAGCTTCTATTAAATCACAAATACTTGCTTGTATTCTTGAAGATGAAGCAGATAAAGACGAAGTTGTTTCTCTTCTATTTCATGAACAGTTTAAAGACTATTTAAAAAGTAGGGCTATTACAGATAAGCAAAATATGTATACAAGCCCTGATACTGTACCTACACCTGCAGTTATTGATACAATGTTCGAATTAGACATACCAATAGTTGGAGAGATGTATGAAACATTTTGCGAACACTACGGAATATAAAGAATTTGCTCTTCGTATGTACAAGAAGAATTGCTCTGAACGACGTGCCTATGGCATGGAAGTTCATCCTACTTTTCAAGCGTACGAAGAGTCCAATCGTAATTTCTTGAAAAAGAAATATCGTAACAGTTAGTTGATACAACCACCTGTGGAACCCAGTGCCCTAGAGGTCCGAGAGAGGCAGACGACTTCCTAAGAATCGATGCAAGATAAGCGTTGATATACTCAACGAAACTTTAAGTTTATACTTATGATTCGAAGCGGGTCAGATACCACGCTAACTGTTGCGAACCAATTAAGGAGTAATTATGGATAATGTAAACCAACCCCCACATTACAACACTGGAGATATCGAGTGCATACAAGCTATTCAAGCTTCGATGACCACTCGACAATTCCAAGGCTACTTGAAAGGGAACATTATTAAGTATATTTGGCGTTACGAATATAAAAACCAAAAAGAAGACTTGCAAAAAGCCCAATGGTATTTAGCAAGACTACTACAAACCTATGACTATGAAGGAGAAAATCATGAGCAAAAATCAACATCGATATAACAATGAAACTTCAAGGTGGTGTGACGCAAACAGCGTGCCCTATCAAAGAAACGGCTTTTTGTTTGGCCCTACCACTGTTGAAGATCAAGTAACAGGTAATACTTTTCAAACTATACAGGGTATCTATGAATTACCTGAAGGCGTAAAAGCCGAACAAATATTTAACGAAGGCGACTGGTTAGTCGCTGAGTACCAACAAGGTTACATTCGTTGTAAAGTCACTGGCTTTTCACCGCGTGCTGGTAATCTTATTGTTGATCGTTTTTACAATGACGCATGGTGTCAAAAAATACCTGACAGACCTCGTCATGTTTTTGAACGAAACATTAGTTACATGCGACAAAACGGTAATGCTTGGGGTTACGGTACAGGACGTTGGCTTACTCATTCTACAAAACCTGTAGTTGATGCCCAAGCTTCAGGACATACTGTAAAACCATGGGCGTGGTTTGCCGTACCAAAAGAATCTATGTTTAAACTTAACTTACTAGGAGTAAAAATATGAATATATTTGCTGTAAACGAAGATCCAAGACTAGCTGCACTGCAGCTGCCAGATAAACTCATACCAAAAATGATTGTTGAATCTGCACAAATGTTATCAACTGCACACCGCGTGCTTGATGGCGATGAAAAAGCAGATGCTAAAGGTCTATACAAAAAAGCATATGAGAACCATCCTTCGACAATCTGGGTACGAAAAGATGCCATGAACTATTGGTGGTTATGGATGCATGCACTAACACTTTGTCATGAATATAGATGGCGATTTACAGATGAAGGTGGTATTGGTATACATAAAACAGAAACTGTAATATATGCTTTACAAGACTTGCCACTCAACATTCCAGCTGAAAAAAATACTAGTTGGGAAGTACTAGTTGATTTACCTTTATGTATGCCTGACCAATACAAAACTACAAATGGATACGACCAACGTACTACAGAAGCTTATCAACAATTTGTTACACAAGACAAACCTTACATGGAGGATGTGTTCAAAGCTTATACTCGTGCAATACAAAAGAAACAAGAGTATGAAAACCACCACAGTAATTCGTCTGCAGTAGATTATCCACCAGACTGGGTAACTAGAAATGCTACACCTGAGCAAAGAAAACATATTGATTTGCACAAGTTAATGAATCCGGAGAGTGCAATATGAGAAAATTATTGTACTTACAATTGTTAGCAATTGTCCTATTTGGTACTGCATGCTACATGTCCGGCGTGCAGTACGCTATTGAAGTGGAGTTGATATGACAACAAGTAAACCAAACGGAAAACTTACACCAGAACAGCTGCAACGCATCCATATTGCACTAAAACGAAGAGGTAAACTTTGAGTGAAACAATAACGTCTATATCAGAAGCTGTAAAAATTGTAGAAACATTTATACAAGATATGGCTGACGATAAACTAGATACTGGCGACAAAGAAAAATTAGCAGAAGCTGAACAACTCTTTGCCAAACTAGAACACGCTATGCGTATAATCAAGAACCGACTATGAAGACTAATATATCAATTGAACTAACGAACGACGAACGAATGAACCTTGGACAAAAGTTCTATAATAAAAAACGTATGCTAACGCGTGCTGACCTTAACCATATAGTTAAGAAATTTATAGGAGATGTCCTCGAAGCTACACCCCCCACCCCCAAACAGGTTGATGAAGACCCTTTGCTTGCCAAAGATTGGTCTAGTCTAACCCAACTAAAAAACTATTTAGAAAAAGAAACTCAAGTAGAAATATTAGAGTTCAATGGTTTTGAACTTATTGTGCAGGACAGTGAATACACACACATATACACCCTGGGCGATCGTTTGTACAAAAAGAAAAAGGGCCTACAAAAGTAAGCCCTTTTTACACTTTATTGATACTAGGAGAAAATCAACTCCTAATAGTCTAAGTTATGTTTGTGCTATTGTCTAGCTAAAATAACCTGTGACTGTAATTGTACCAGCAGCACCTGTAGCAGGACCAACTTGTACATGAATATCAATAGTATCGTCTGCAGTAAACTCGATTGGCTCGATTGCGTCATCATCTGCACTTAGTGCACTGAAGAGCTCGATACCACCAGCTTGACCAATAGTTGAACCATCTTTAATTGCAGCAGAGTTGGCACCAGTAGCAGTTGTGCTGTTACCGTAACCAATATCTAATACAACAGCTGGTGAACCGTTTGTGTCAATATCAGTAGATACTACTCTTAACGCATGTAGAGTTTCCCCCGCATACACGTTTAGAGCTTGTATTACATCGTTTAATGCTAAGACAGGAGTAGAAATAGTAGCTTTCCTTGTGAACATTTGTCCTTCAGGAAAACCTTTAAAAGCTGAATTGCTTTCAACATTTCCACTTTTTCTTAAAGTAGCTATAGAAGCCATGTAATCACCTTTAATATTAAAAGTTATATTTACGTATCACTTGCAAGTGTGATACCCTTAATTCCCAAACATAAAGCATTTAGGATAAATGTCAACAGTCTAGGAGGACTAATATGTCAACATATGTAATGGTAAAACGGAATACCAAAAGTCCGTATACCTACCCGGATATGCATGCCCCATATATCCAATTTAAAAAAGTACGTTTAGCTACTGCCTTTAACATGGTCAATTCCCGTATAGGTTGGGAACGTGCCAAGAAAGGTGATTATGAACATTGGCAAAAATTAATGATACAACAAAGGAGATCTAAATGAATGTAATTACACTCGACTTTGAAACTTATTACGATACAGAACACAGCCTGGCCCATCTCAGTGCTGTGCAATACGTGCACTCACCCTTGTTTAAAGTGTGGGGAGTTGGTATAAAAATGAATGATGAACCTACCGAATGGTTCGGAGCTGATGAATGTGCTGACGCTATTGCACAAATACAATGGGCTGAAGCTGCAGTCGTGTGTCATAACACCCTGTTTGACGCGTACATACTTACCCAGTATTACAAGGTATATCCTAAATACTACTACGACACAGCAGCCATGGCCCGTGGACTTGCACCAAATGAAAGTTCATCGTTGAAAAATACCTGTGAACGTATGTTTCCTAACGATAAAACAATGCGTAAAGGCGACGAACTTGTAAATGCCAAAGGTATATTTGACCTACCACCTGATGTGGAAGACCAAATAGCTGGTTATTGTATACAAGATGTTGACTTAACCTATGCTTTGTACAACGTTATGCAGCCTAATTATCCACAGTCAGAGCTTGACCTTATAGATCTAACCTGTCGTATGTATGTAGAACCAAAAATATTCCTTAATCGTACATTACTGCAGGCCCATAAAGATGACATTACTGCAAATACTGAACAACTCATTGCTGCTTCCGGGCTTACACGTGCACAACTAGCGTCTCAAAAACAATTTGCAGAACATTTAGAGTCACTCAATATCACAGTGCCAACCAAAAAATCCCAGCGAACTGGAAAGATGATTCCTGCGTTTAGTAAGACAGATAAAGCTTACACTCAAATGTGCAACATGTACCCACAGTACAAACACATCTGGGATGCAAGAGAAGCTGTAAAGTCACGTATTGAAGAAACACGTGCACAAAGGCTGCTAGACGGATGTAATCCAGACGGAACTCTTTCCGTGCCATTACGATACTATGCAGCACACACAGGCAGATTCGGTGGTACAGAAAAGATAAACCTACAAAACTTACCACGCGGTTCCAAACTTCGTAATGCATTACAAGCTGGGCCGGATCAGATGTTGTATATTGCAGATTTATCAAACATCGAAGCACGTATGCTTGCTTGGCTTGCAAAAGAACAAGATTTACTTGATTCATTTGCAGCAGGAGAAGATGTGTACAGTAACTTCGCGTCACAGATTTATAACCGACCCATTACAAAAGAAGACAAACTCGAAAGATATGTTGGTAAAACAGCAATACTCGGACTAGGTTATGGTATGGGTGCCAACAAATATCAAGCAATACTTGCACAAGGTTCACCTGCCATAGATGTAACACAAAGTACCGCCCTGGGTATTGTTGCACAGTACAGAGCAATGTATCCAAACATTCCACAGCTCTGGAGTATAGGTAAACAATTATTGTTTTACATGTTAGACAGGACTGACCAAAGTTATTCATATGGACCGTTGTCCGTAGCTAGTAATGCACTTAAGTTGCCTAATGGTATGTATCTTCAATATCCGCATTTACGATATGGAAGCGGAGAGTTTTTGTATGATTCAGGACGTAATGGTATTACACGCACGCATGGCCCGCGACTTGTAGAGAATATCGTACAAGCTTTAGCTCGTATAGTTATTACTGACCAAATGCTTGCTATACAAAACGTTCCCGGAATCTCTGTTGTACTAACCGTACATGATGAAATCATTGCTCTTGGCTCAGATGAAAACGCTGATGAGACATTAGCAACAATAATGGCTATAATGAAACAACCACCAGCTTGGTGTACAGAACTCCCTCTGGATGCAGAAGGAGCGTACAGCAAGATATACAACAAGTGAGGTAATTATGGAAACATTATTAGTAATAATATTAGTAGTAGTCCTTAGTAAAGTACTACTTAAAGCTTTATGCCCTTATCAGAATAAAGCGTTAGACGATAAATTAAAACAGTATTGGAAAGACCTTAGAAACTACTTTGAAAAGTGAGCAATCTAGTACTCAGTCGCCGTAAAAAAGAAAGTATTGTTATACACATCCCGGAGCTGGGAGAAGTAATCTGTACGTTTACAGTTACAAATTTAGGACCCAAACAAGTAAAGCTTGCATTCGATGCAGAATCATATGTTAAGATAGATAGAAAAGAAATTTTTGATAAACAGGAGTAAAAATCATGGAGATAATCTTTCTCAAAGCTAAACAAAAGCTTGTCAAAGAAATAACAACTGACGAAACAAAACCCTACCCACTGGTAAAAAACTTTACCTCTGAGCATTACAACATAGAACCCAACCAAGAAGGCTTTGATAAGTTCTATGAGTTATTACAAACTCACGCAGCTGCAGGTCATGCACTGCACAAAGGAGATTTAAAAAGAAAACTAAAGAACGAATCGCGTGCATTGATGACGGATCGTGCTGCAAGTACACAACTATTAGTTTTAGATTTAGACGGCATTACATTCCCCGGTGCTAAGAGTAAGTACAACACCTACGATATTCAAAATATTGCTGAAGCTTTTGTGCAATATCTCCCATCTAATTTCAGTAATGTAAGTTATATTGCACAAGCATCTGCGTCCCTGGGAATGAAAAGTAACAAAATATCAATGCACTTATTCTTTTTACTTAATCATACTGTACAACCAAGAGCCCTGAAAGAGTGGTTTCGTACACTTAATTATGAAGTAGATATTCTTGCTGACCAGCTTGTATTGTCTGCTAACGGTCAAAGTATTTCTTATCCACTTGACGTGAGCTTAGCTGACAACTCTAAACTTATTTATATTGCACCACCTAAATTTACTGGTGTACAAGACCCGGTTACTGGAGACAGGTTTGTAAAAATAGACCGTGGTTCACCAACTTTAGACATAAGTGATTTAATACGAGATGTAAACCCTGAAAAAGTTCACAGCTTATCCACACAAATAAAAGACGGCTTACGTAAAAAAGCAGGGCTTGTTAAGAAAAACGAAAAGATATCCACAGTAAATGTAAATGGAGTGTCTGAACAAGTACTTCAGAACCCTGACCGTATGAGTATAGAAATATGTCGTATATCAGAACCTTACGTGAACTGTAACATTAACGGAGGCGACAGCGGAGCGTATTACTTTATTCTCACTAACCCACACTATATGTATAATTTCAAAGGTGAACCCATATTTGAAATTGAAAAAGCTGACCCAGAGTTTTATCAAACTATTTTCGATAAATACGCTGATAAAATTGATGGAACTAAGAATATCAAACCCATTGTTCTTCGTGATTTTTATACTGACACTTATTTTAATGGAGTTTTCGATAACACTAAGTCTCAGTTCACTGATGATTACCCACTAACGCCTACACAAAAAACGTCCCTGGAAGGTTTTATGCGTACACACAACCGACCAATGCCTGACTTTATACCTGATGCACAGGTTGTATTTGATCCGTCATCAGAAAAAGGTATACAGATGGAAACAGCCCCTTATCATGTCAACCTATACAGAAAGTCTGGTTACATGTTAGGTGCGTCGTCTGAAGTACCTGAACTTACATACGGCACAGGGGCCGCTATGTATAAGTACATACCAAATATTACAAAACTTATGCAACACATACTTGGTGGAGGTAAAACTGAGTTTGAACATTTTGTTAATTGGCTTGCCTATATTTATCAAAACAAACGTAAAACAATGACTGCGTGGATATTTACAGGAGTCCCGGGCACTGGTAAAGGTTTGTTCATACACAAAGTCCTGAAGCCTTTGTTTGGTGAACAACAAGTGCCAATGCGTTCTTTAGAAAATATAGAAGAACAATTTAACTTGTATATGCGTACAGCTCTGTTTCTTGTAGTAGATGAGTTTCGTATGGGTGATTCAGGTAATACAGGCAGAATGGCTGACAAGCTTAAACACCAAGTTACAGAACCTACTCTAACAATACGTGCAATGCGTACTAACCAAATAGAATTACCTAGCTTTTGTAACTTTATCTTTCTTACTAACCGAGCTGATGCAGTTAAAATAGAAGAAGGCGATAGACGTTACAACGTAGCACCCAGACAAGAAAGTAAGTTAGAAGAAGCACACCCTGACTTCATTAGCATGCTAGCAGATGTACAAGCAGAGTTATTTAATTTTGCAGGACTATTACAAAAGTTTCAGGTAGACGAACGTATGGCTCATACTGCACTAGAAAATGACGCTAAGAAAGAAATGAAACAGGTATCTATGTCGGTACTAGAAGAATTTGCAACTGCAATCAAACAAAGCAACTTAGAATATTTTGTAGAAATACTAGACATACCACTTACAAATACTTTTGATGCCGGCGGGATAAGTACAGCACAAAGATATATCAAAGACTGGATAGCAAAGTCAAGTACTGAAATTATTATACCTATGCAGCATATTAAACTAGTGTATGATGTACTCACAGATAATAGAAAAGCGTTAGCTATACGAGATTTTACAAAAGCAATGAGTCGACTAAATGTCACTACCACACGTAAACGTGTCGGCACTGGAAAAAACAGTTCAGCTCCTAGAGGAGTTGCAGTAACTTGGGTACTTGATGACCAAGTAAAACAAAACTTAATACAAGAACACTTTGACGATAAAGATACTACATTATTAGGAGATAAATCTGTAATGAACTAATAACTCCTAAAATATATGCCACAACTTACGTCTGATAGGCGTCCTGACACTCATAATGTCATTGAGACGTCAAAGTCTAAAGAGCTAGGCCTTATACCAGCTTGGTCCCATTCAACCCTTAAAACGTACGAAACGTGCCCGTATCGGATATATATCTCTAAAGTAAAGAGAATATCAGAAGACTACGGACCAGCTGCAAAACGTGGTAGTGAAATACACGAACAAGCAGAACATTACGTACAGGGGACTTTAAGTGATATGCCTGACACATTAAATAAATTTACAACACAATTTAAAGATCTAAAGTCTTTGTATGACGAAGGCAAAGTAGAATTAGAAGGTGAGTGGGGCTTTACCATAGAATGGGAAGCATGCCATTGGATGGCTAAAAATGTATGGGCTCGTATCAAGTTAGATGCAATCGTACATGAAGATGAGACCAGCGCACGTGTAATAGATTACAAAACTGGTAGACAGTTTGGTAATGAAATTGCACATGGACAACAGGCTTTAACATATGCAATGGGTTCGTTTTTGCGTTATCCAGATTTGC